CCTCGACTTCGTTGAGGGTCATGCTGTTGAAGTCAATAACTGCCATTAGTTTGCTCCGAGTCCGTATTTGTTGATTAGCTTTTGCATGTCTTCATCATACCGATGCACAATGTCGTCTTTAGTGACCGACAAGGCGCGGTAGAGGAATAGGTTTGGCTTGATGTTCTTCTCGATAAACCACTCTTTGTCTTCGAACCAACCCCAGTGAATCGGGTTGGCGTATGGAACTCGAGAGTTTCCCATCATTACCTGGGCGTAACCTTTAGCCTTCGATGATCTCAAAGAAGCCTTTAGCGAACCGCCCGACTTGTATTGGTACAGTTTGCCGTTCGCGCCACGATTACCTTCGTAGACCGGCACGCTTGGAAGTGCTTGCTTACGGAGTGTTTCAGCAGCTCGAAAGTTTGCGTCGACAATCTCCGCCTTGTCCGCGCCAAGGGCTTCGAGTTGCTTGATAGTTTCTCGAAGACCCTCGACGCGTATCGAACCGCCATTGCTAGCGGTCGACATGACTAGCTGGTCTTCTTCTTTAGACCGAAGTAGACCGGTGGGGTTGCCGAAGGGGTGTGGACTGCGTTGCTCACGGTTAGTTCAACGGTGAACGACATGATTTCGCCAGCGTTCATCGAAAGAGGTGGCAACTGGTCGAAGATTACAGTTCCTTCGTAGATCGGTGCTGAAGTGGTTGCAGTGGTGTTTCCCTGAGGAGCAACCGAGAAGACAACCTGCGTTCCGTAGTTAGCGAATAGAAGCTGGTAGAGCGAGGTCGAGTCGCCAGAAGCGATTCCGTTCATGCTCAACTTCCATTCCTGAAGTGCCTGAACCTCACAGAAGGTTCGCTGGCCACCAGGAGCGTCGGCTAGGGTCAGTTCGATGCTGTCGGCGTCGCATGAGAACTCGTCGCCGTCGATGATGAACTTGATGTTTGTTGCTTTGATTCTGGTTGATGCTGCCATCGGTTCGAACCTTTCTTAGATTGAGATTTGTAAGTCGATGCCGATTGTGGTTGCCAGGAAGTCGTTACCGTTCACGACTAGCGTGTATGGCTGAGCGACATCCTTGAAACCAGCGTCGGCTGGTAATGCTTTGATTGTGTCCTCGATAAGGTCGTCGAGGTCGTCGGTGGTGGTTTCGTTTGTGGCAAAACCAGCAATCACCTGAAGTTCGAGATTGACCAAGAACTCTTGACCGACACTCGAGGGCGTCATGTAGGGGCTTCCTGAACGGATGACAACCACTGGGGGAGTCACACGCTCGGGGATGTAGTCATAGACGTCGAGGCCTGCCGCTTGAAGCGTCAGAGCCAGTTCTGCCTTAGCTGCACCGACTTCGCTCATACTGACCAACCAAGGTAAGGCAAGAGTTGCGCATAGACCGACCGTTTAGTGTCGAGAGATACACGCAACCCTTGCCCTGCACCGTCAGCGAACTGAGCGATGCCACTTGGAGCGTTGCGACGGTTCCAGTGCTCAGAGGCTACTTGAAGCGTGCAGAGGTCTTTGATGTCGGCAGGAACGGTTGTCACTGCACCAATCAAGTTGTTGACCTCGGCAAGCCCGGCATCTAGGCACAACTGAGGGAAGTCAGAAGTGTCCTTGGTGCCAACGTAATCTTTGAACTCTTGAAGCGTCACAGCCATGGTTTAGTCCTAGGCGGTAACGTCGAGCTTGACGATTGCGCCGAAGCGTGGGACTGCTACGGCCATGTAACCGTATAGAGACACGCTGTCAGTGAGAGTCGTGATGTCACCGTCGGTTAGGCGGGTGCCACCTGACTCCATCGAGATAAGCGCAGCCGAGTTAGCCAGGTAAACAACACCAGAAGCCAACTGTGGGTCAACGATCACTGGAAGACCGAAAACCGAGCCAGATAGACCAGGGATGTTAGCCGAACCGATGGTGTTGCTTCCGTCGCCGTTTAGCGATAGAACCGGGCGACCGTCTCCTGCTGCAACCTTGACGATGTTTACGTAAGCGTCTGGCGCGGCAAGAATGAACTCTGGGCGAAGACCCGAGTTCTGGTAGATGTACGATGCACCGTTGGCGATACCTTCGGCTAGCGATGAAGCAGTGCCACCGTCAGCGTCGAATACCTTGCCAGTCCAGGTTAGACCGTTTAGAACGGCAACCATACGAGCGTTAGTTGCAGCTGCGTACTGGATGGCTAGACCCTCGAAGATTGCGTCAAGGGTGTTGACCTGTGAACGCTCAACGTACTGACGCGAGAAGGTGGTGTAACCGCCGTAGGTCTTGACGTCAGCCGAGACAACTTCGAAGGTTAGGTTACCGAACGATAGAGCTTCGTTTTCTGGGCTCTGCTCGCCGACAGCCAGGGTGTTGGTGTCGATGGTTGCGTACTCAACGGTTACGCCAGTCGCTGGCAACGCTGCACGCTGGAAGGCGTTTAGAGTTGGGCGGTTGTTGGCAATAAGGGTGTTGATGTAGCCGAAGTACGGTGGAACGATTGCTGCGTCAGCTGAGGTCGAAGCGTCGCGAGCGATCTGAACGGCGTCAGAGTCTCCCTTGACCATAGCCTTAGCGAACTCGCCAATGCTACGGAACTTAGCGTGAGCAGGTGCCACAGCAGGCTGTGGGTTGATGCCAGCCTCGACCAGACGACGAACTTCTACGAGTTCATCCTGAATCGCGCGAACATCGAGTTCAGTGTTTTCAGACAATGAGCTCTCACTTTCTTGGATGTCGTCGGTTGGTTCAGTTTCAGCCTCGGCTGGTTCCTGTTCCTCGCGAACTTGGGTGATTTCCGCAGCTGAATAGGCTGGGAATGCGACAACGGAGACCTCTTTGAGGTCAACCAGTGTCCTCGTGACAACGTTGCCGTCACGAGTTTGCTCGACCGGCACGAAGCCAACCGAGAATCTATTGAGAACGCCGTCACGCATAAGTGCGAGGGTTTCTTCGGCGCGCTGAACGCCCTTGGTGAGTTTGGCAACAATCTCGAAGCCTGCCTCGGTGTCGCGACCTTCAACAACTCGACCGATTGGGAGATCGTCGTGCTGGTGGCCGTAGTAGATTTTTACGTCTTCGACTGAGCGAATAGCACCGGGCGCGAATCGTTCCTCGTATGCTCCGCCGATGTTGGCAGCTTCGCCGTAAGGGACTGCGATGCCACGAATGACGCCCTCTTCTTCATCGAGACGCATCTCGATTTCGCGTGTTTCAATCTCCATTTAGAGACCTTCCTTTGCTCGGACTTCTTCAGGAGTCATCCAGGCAACTCCACCAGTGGCGATGTCGTACATCTCCCAGCGAGTCTTCTGGTCTGCCTTGTAGAGACCCTCGTAGTTGAAGCGAACAGTCGTGCCACGAGGCAGACAGTTGCTCAGTGCATCCTCGATGGCGTTGGTGTAGCCCATGAGGGTGTGACGATAGAACGTCTGTTGTTCATCGCTTAGGTTCGCGTAGGTGTCGCTAGTGCCGTCTACACCGGTCAACAGAAGTCGGGCTGGCACACCAAACAGGCGAGCGATTGTCTGAGTCGACTGTGCTGCGACATTGGTGAACATCAAGTCCTGCGGTGTGGCGTTTATGGCTTGGTAATCAAAGCCTTCGCTCAACACTGCGAGTTGTCTAGTCGCTTGCTTGGTGTGCCAGTTCGAAGTGATCTCTTCGGCTTGCTCTTTGGTGAGCATTTTGCCAGTCTTTAGAACGCCAGTCGGCACTCCGCCAGAAGAGAACCAGGTGCTTGCAAAGTTGCGAAGGTCGAGCGCGGTAGCGATGTCGTTGCCTGCAGCTTGAATCGGACCCAAACCGCGAAGGTTGCCAACTGTGGTGAACAAGCGCATGTGCTCGATGTCGCGCATGGTGTAGGTCTTGCCCATGTAGTCGAAGACCTTTTGCCCGGTCATGCCGTTGATGCCGTCGAGTCTTGGAGTGATGGCCGTCGGGTCGAGTGCAGTTAGATCGTTGACTTGACCGCGTGAGTCGTACGACTTGAACCAGAAGGCTTCGCCGTTGATTGCCAGGCTAGTGACGGTCGAGAAGATGAAGTCTTTGCGTGATTCCGACAAGCTCGGGTTGTTGACCAGAATCGGGTTCTCAATCTTGACCTCGAGTCCGCCGCCATAGCGGAACGTTTCAAGTGGCAGAGCCTTTGAGATTGGTGTCGCGATGATTTGGATTGCGCGGTAGACGGCGGCTAGAGATAGCGCGGTCTGCGTCGAGACGTAAGTGTCTGAACGCACTGGGATGTTGGGAACAGCGGCGCGTCGTTCGATGGGAACGGTGCCGGTCAATCTTTGCCAAAGTGTGGCCATGTAACAACCTTAGGAGGTTCTGACCGATTCTAAACTTTTAGGCGTGTTGGGTGTGTCGTTTTTAGTATACTCCCACGCCCGACATTGTTTGCGCTGACGCAACATGCAACGCCCAAACAGTTGCCAGGAGTGCGTCGATGTCCCCGACTGATTCTTTGCGCGAGATTTGCCAATACTCGCCGAGATACTTAGAGACCGCGCGAGAGTTCTGCAGCACAAGCAAAGGGTCGTTATTGTGCTTGATGCGCCCAGTGGCAAACATCGAGAAGACGTTCATGCACGCGGTGTTTATTTCCTTGTTCCACAAGTTCCACACTGGCAGACCGCGTTCTTTGAGTTTGCGATGCAGACCATGCATTCCACGATCATCGAGGGCGATGCCTGTGATTCGATGTTTCGCGCAAATAGCCAGAATCATCTCCACAAGCTTCTCCTCAGTCGGGTTGACAATCGACGCAACTAACTCGGTCTCGAAGTCGTCGCCGTTGCGTTTTGCAGCTGCAATCGTGGCGTGCTCGAAGTTGCGTGTGACGTCGATGCCGAGCACCGCGCCGTCGAGGTCGCTGATGCCTGAACCTGCTGCTTGAATGAACAACTCGCCCGGCAACCATGTTTCGCGCGCTCCAGTAATGAACTGGTTGAGCGTGTATCGGCGCACCTCATGTTCTGGCTGGGTCATAATGTCGCCAAGCACTCGGTCGATAGGAATACGGCCACACTCAACCGCTGGGTTCGCTGCCTTGATTGCTTCGGGGTCGCTGATGCTTGCGCCTTGGGGGGCTTCCCAGATGAACGCTCCGAACCGTTCCAGCGTGGCATCGCCAGCAATAGCCTGCTCGGCGGACTTGTAAAGGTCAAGAAGTGTCTGTGACTCTTGGTCGCCTGCTGTGGTAATCATGACCACTTGCGCACCGGCCACAGCTGCAGTGCCCTTCAGCGCGGCAGTCCAGATTCCACGTTTCGCCAAGTGACCTTCGTCGAGGATGCACCGACCGCCAATCGTGATTCCCTGCATGGCTGATTCGCGTGCCGGGCTGACCTTGTATTTGCCAGAGCCGTCAGTCTTCGCGATACCTCGGGTCTCGGTTGTCTTCTTGAACCGCTTCGAGAGCCAGGGTGTCTTGTCAATGACGTGCTTCACGCGAGAGTAAATGATTGTCGCCTGCTCGCGCGACGATGCCAGGGAGAGACAGTCACCTCGACGGAACGCCAAAGCCTCGAGAGCCAACGCACCGCCGACCACAGACTTGCCGTTCTGCCTGCCCATGCTAACGACTATTTGGCGGTAGCGCAGTTCGCCAGGATGTTCCGCATGGTCGTCTGGGTATCGCTCGAGCATGGCGCGAAACAACCACTTCTGCCAATCGTCGAGCTTGAGTGGCTGGTCAGTTTCAGGAGTCACCCAGCACAACTCGATCAGGTCAATCAGGCGGTCGCCATCGGTCGGGAAGTCTTTCGATAACGGTGGGGTGAACCGGGCAGGAAGTTGCACTAGCGTTTCATGAGTTCGGCTAGAGGGTCAAACTCGGGCGCGGTGCCGTTCAACTGGCGCGAGAGTTCCAGAATCGTCTTGCGAAGTTCAGCGGCCGTCGAGGTGTGTGGCTTTTCGTCAAACTCGTGCGCCAACTTGAGGGCGATTAGCGATAAAACTGCAGACTCGCTAGTCAACTCACACTCAATCAACCAGTTTTTGAGGGCTTCTTCAATCATTCGGTGCTCCGTTCCATTCCTTTTCAAATAATCTAACCCATTTTTGCACATCGGCGAGGCTGCGCGGGGTGAAATCCCGACCCCAGAAAAAACCCCCATGCCCCAGAATGCACAAAACCCCCGAGCTTGAGGGCTCGAGGGCTGTGGTTGAGGGCTAGTTAGAACCAGCGGTCATTTATCCAGGTGATCCGTTGGAGTGTCTTGTCTTGCTTCTTGCCGTTGCATCGGTTGCACATGGACTGGAGGTTGCTTATGTCGTGGTTAGGTTCGCCGTTGCCGGGTGGCACGATGTGGTCGATTGTCCAGTCTCGACCGTCGAGGTGCTTGCCACAGGATGCGCAGATGGGTTCGAGTATGGTCTTGGCGTATGCTCGGGCTTTGCGCCATTCTGGTGTGTCGTGCCAGTCACTCATTGTCGTCGAGGTACTCGAGTCCGTCGAAGTCTTGGAGTCGCGCGAAGGCGTCGACTATCTTCATGACAATCGCTGGGATAACGATGAGGCAGATGATGATGAAGAGTTCCATTTAGTCCAACCAAACTTTGTAAGCTGCAGTCACTCGGCCTTTGTCGGGGTCGATGAAGTGCAGGCGTTGAGAGGGGGTTGCTGATGCGGCCATCGTTATGCCAGCGTAGCGGTTGTCTGATTCAGTTGAGCCAGTCTGGTAGACCGCGCCTAGACCGTCAGGCAAAGCCCATTCAGCGTGGGTGTGATAGTGCCCGATGTATGCGTCGCGAAACTGCCAGGGGTATGAGCCAGACTTCCACTTGGCAACATGGGTCACGATAGCCGTTGGGCTCGCGAAGCCGTTGCGCCCTACTTCGTCACCATGTAGCACTATGGCGCGGTAGTTGCCTATCTCGAGACGTTGGATGTCTTCGGGCGATTCTTGGAACGTGAGTCGCTTTTCATCCTGCAAGAGTTGGCGCGCTAGCTCGTAGCACATGCGGTCGACGTTATCTGATCGCGGTACGCCGTCACGCTTGGAACCGATGCGGCCATGATTACCCCACTCGGGCACGATGGTCACATGCTCATAGTTGGCTAGGGCTACTCGTACGACGTCGATAACCAGGCGCGAGACTGTGACGTATTGCTCGAATAGCGTCGAGTCAATCTCCCAAGCTTGTCCGGGATAGTTCCACAAGCCTTCAACCATGTCGCCAGTAAAGGCGATGTAACACTCGCGGACTGGGTGATGGCTGCGCTGAATCTCGGTGATGGCGATTGCTCGCTCGGTGAACTCGAGAACGCGCTTGCGCATAATCTCCGAGTTGTAGCTTGTGGTCACTTTGCTGCCTTGCCAGTCGCCCATGACCCAGAGTGCTACTTCTGCGCGCCCTTTGCGCTTGTCTTTGATTGGTTCCGGTACGCGTGGCACTCCACCCATCGAGAGCATGGCATCGAAGGCAGCTGCACGAGTCACCTCGGTGAGGTGTTCCATGCGGTCTTTTGCTTTGAGTAGGTCTCGCTGAGAGTTGCGAAGCGCAGCGCGAAGGTGCTGGATGTCGGCTGGTTCTTCTTGTGGCGGTTCTAGATTTTCGAGCATCGGCACGTCTTTTTCATGTGGGCTTGGATTGTATCTCTAGCAATCGTAATCCCTCGCTGGTTTAGGGCGTTGGTGAGTGAGCGTGCAGTCCATCGGTCGTCTTCGAGTGCGGCGATTAGTGTTTGCTGATCGCTTGGCTCGAGGTCGAGGATAAGTTTGCCGACTCTGCATGGGTCGATGTTCTTGATTGGTTCTAGTCCGTCTAGCAGTCCCATTAGAGCCCCTTAGTTGTTCGGTGTTTGATTTGTGCTGCTACTCGGTCGAGTGCGTCGAGTTCGGCTTGGCTGGATGCGTGCTTGAGTTCCTCTATCACGATCTCCATGATTGCCAGGCGTTCTTCGAGCTTGGCACCGTTGCGCATTGACTCGGCTATTTTTTCGTAGAAGTCGCTTTCGGCGGTCATTTCCCTTCCCCCGTGATCTCCATGATGAAGTCTGGCCAGTTGGTTAAGTGTTTTGTGCAGCCACGTTCTCCGCACCAATAGCTTTTGATTAGGTTTAGGATGCGTCTGCGCTCATTTTCTGCGCCTTTGGTTAGTCCGCTGAAGTATGCGAACTCTTTGGCTTCGGCTTTGTCTACCGCGCACGAATCGTTGCAGCTCATTAGGCACGCTCCCAAACGATTGCTTTGCGGCCAGACTCGGTTAGCGCGTAGCCGACCGGTACAACTCGGTCTGCCTGGAACAACTCAGCGCGTCGAGAACGAATGCCTGATTGTGATGCTCGAGGAACAATCGTCGGGTTCTCTTTGCGGAGATTGTTGTAGTTCTTGACCAGTTCTTCATCGGTCTGAGGAATCTCTAAAAGGCTCAGGATGATGAGTTGGGTGGCGGATAGGTTCTTGACGCTTTCAGCGGCCTCGTGTGACGTCTGAGGGTCGGTTGTGCGTGCGTGTGGCATTGGGTTCTCCTAAAGGTTGTTGTCGACTAGATTGCGGATCATGTGGGTGGCTTCTTCGAAGCTGCAGTCGAAGATGCGTGAGATGTTGATGACGGCTTTGCGATACCGGGCGAAGTTGTCTTGGTTAGGCATTTCGAGCAGTAGGTCAGCCATTAGGCGCGCTTCGTGTAGTGCTCCGATTTTTTCTAGGTTCAACGGTCTAGCTTCTTT